CGGTTGTTTCCATTTTGTGTGGAGTCAAATCCAAAATAGGCATCAGTTGGGTCTGGTAAGTCGCCATCGGTAGCATTAGTTCTAAGCGCTACGGACGGATACTCAAGAGACGCAGTAAATGCATTATCTAACCCAGCAGGTCCAACATCTAAGAAGCCATCTTCTGGCTTGCGCGACCCGGTGCGTGGAATATTGTTATTTACCCAATTGTTAATTGGCTCAGAACCACCTGAGAGATATGTCCAATCTGCAAATCTTGGAGGACCAAAAGAGCCGAATGGCAAGTATCTCGCATCAGTCACACCGGCAGCAACATCTTCATTTACTTCAACACGGATAATCGAGGAGTTATTTGGGAAGTCGCCATAAGTGCGATAACGACGCTCAACGTCATCCCAGACGAGCCTTTGGTCACCGATAACTCTGCCAATATAATTAGAAGATGCAGGATTGAGATTTACACTTGAGTATCTCTCTAATACAATCGGGGCGTTATCACTATCGCGAATGTCTCTAACCTCGACAGTAAAGCTTCCATATGGATTCTCTTCATTACTGGAAACTTTAATATCTCTAATAGAAACCTTGACGCTTTTTTGCACGTCTTCGCCAGAATCAAGTGAATAAAATTTAAATAATTTAACCATGTCCCCAGCGTTAAAACCAATATACGAGGACTGAAGATCTTGTGAAATAATCCAAGGACTTTGTGCTGCCTGAAATCCAAATCTAAAGTTTGAAGCAGCACTTGATCCACTATCAAGACCAATAATAGCAGCAAACGAATTTCCTGAGATATGGTCTGCAACCTCGCGTTCAAAAGATGGTCCAAGCCAGTAAGTTTCTAACTGTGCGGTTCTTGTAAAATCAGAGTTAACCAGAGTTGGGTTTGTGTTAAAAACCTTACGAATAAACTTTGAACTTGAACGAGTAAAGTTAAAAGATGTTTCGTGCTCTTTGTTTCCACCACTATCTCTAATAATCGCCTTGTATTCAACTGCTCCAGCGCCCGGAACACTAACAGAAGCTTGATCCTTCATTAAAGTAGTTGCACTTGAAGTAAGTGTCGAAGTGCCTCTAACTGTGCCTGTCAACTCAATACTGCCTTCGTTAAGATACCAAACTGCGGCGAGAGTGCCTGTAATATCTGCTTGCATCACACCTGCGCCGGAGGTTCCCGAAGGAAATACAAACAAACCAAAAGCACCACCATTGGTGGCATTCAAAACAGTATTGGTTTTAGCATCTGTTTCCCAGCCTGCACGACCTGCTGAAGTTGAAGATAGTCCAGACTTTTGAGCACCAAGAAGACGAACGACAGTTGTGGCATTACTGTTTCTTAAGTAAGCTTGTGCAGCGTAGGCAGCGTAAGTGGGTGCGGTGTAGTTTCCGTCGCGCCAGACATCTCCACCTTGATTACCTGGAATTGGGTTACCAAAGATCTGAACGTACTCTGAAAATGAATTAACCTTAATAGGACGCATGCCTGGTCCTTTCTCTGTTCTACCAACGATTACTGGTCCAACCTCGTCGGCTACAGCAGGTAGCTGCGAGTTGTCAATTTCATTGATGAAAATACCGGGGGAAATAAACTTAAAAGTTTTAACTGACATTATGAAGTGTCTCCTTGTCGCTCTTCAAAATCTTGAGAATAAAATATTCTGATTATCGTTAATAAATAGTTAATAAATTGACGAAAGTCCTAAATATAACTTTATGAACGATAAAAAGGAACATTACCGCTGACATTCAAGTGTTCAGGTATATCTCCAACGATTACATGCTCTCTTGGTATCTTGACCTCAACGGCATTTTCTCTGCGTACAATCTTCGGACGCTCTTCATTTTTGTCGGCTCCCATGATGTAGCCAATAACTCTAAAATTAATTTGTGTCTCGTAACCTCGGGCATCTTCAAGTAGCGAAGAGGCGTTGTTATTGAGGGTGTAGTCTGAGTCAATAAATACCTCGAAGCGATGGTTGTCCTTCTCTACAACTGTATAATTAATCGCACCAGTTCTTGTCATGAAGGGTGTGATAATTTCATTAATCTGTTGTTGATACTCAGCCATAACAGTCAACGTGTATGTGACCTCAAGGTAAACTGGAATTGGAACTGTAATTGTTTCATAAACAACTTTTTCATTTTTTCGTGGGAAGTTGTTCTGACCTGTTCCGACTGTATTTGAAATCAGTCTTTTTGAATCAGCGTTAGCAAAGTTGGCTGTTTTATTTTGTTTAATCGTTCTTGCAATTGTCATAGACCCGCCCTTGTTATCGCCAAGGTTTTGTCCGGCTGCATAATAGGCACCACGCTTTGTTAAATCTTTTGTAATGCCTGTGCGCTCCATACTCATAATTGGATAAATTAGCCAGCCGTTAACATCACGAAGTTCTCTATTATGTTTGATTTGGTACGCTCTCTCAGCACCTGCCCAAATGAATGGCACCTTCTTAAACCCTTTGTTTGTAGAGCAAAAGATATCAAGATCTTCATCAACAAACTCAAAGATCGCGCGATCAATTGTCTCAATTGTTGAGGGCTGAAGCTCTATTTCTTTTATCGGAGCAAGCTCTTGCTTTCTTGGATTGTCATTAGGTGGCATCGAATAGTCCCTCTCTTGAATAGTATGCTGTAGCTACGATTTCAAATGTATGATCAATCTGTCCAAACAATTGTCTTGCCCACTGTGTGCTGACGATCTCGTAGTAGTAATCGCCATACAAAACAAAGTCGCCTTCACGGACATAAAGGTCTTGGTCTTCAATCAATCTTCTTTTGTGGAAGTAGATTGTGATTGTGTTTTGCTTGTCCATACCAGCAACTGTGTCTGCTTTTGTTTCTGTGCTCTGGTAATCTACAAGGGCATAAACGCGAACAGGTGGTAAGAATGTTTTTTCTATAGCCTCGCCATAAAGATTGTTGTATTGCGTGATTGAATCGTCAATCGGATAGTAAACAATTTGCTGTCCTATAACGCGCTCAATAAGCTCGTCATTAACTTGCTTAACAAGGTTGCGTTCTTTTTCACCAAGGAACAGCGGGGGTGGTGGCTGGTCTGGCTGTTTCCATTTTTCGTCGTCTGACATTTATCCCCCTTATCCTACGAAAACGCCTGCTGGTATTTTCTGACTGAGGCTGTTGACATTATCGCTAATCTCTGAATCCTTGGCGGCAAGAGCCTGATAGGTCAACTGGTCTAAGACATCACTCAGTTCGCCTCTAAGATTTGTTTGCTCTTCACGAGCTTCGCTGATTAATGCTGTACCGTTAAGGGTCACAGACTCGCCAGGGATTGGCACGGTGGCAAACTTGGAGCGGATCTGTCCAAGTGTTTCTTTGCTTAAAGCAAGAGCAAAGCGACGGATCCATTGCTTACCGATGGAGTTAATGTTTGCGTATGGAATATTAGCAAAAGGAATTGTATTCATATTGTTAATTCCATCAATTCCAGAAACAGAGCCAGATGTTTCAGTCCAGGCATCTTCAACAATTCTAAAGTCAAAGTGATAAAACTCAGGTGTAACACTGCCTGGGCTCACAGGGACTGGGAAAAGTCTTAATTTATTGTTATCCAACTGGAACGAGTAGTGTGAGTTTCTTGTGTAGATCGCATCCTCAAATTCCATCGCCTGTGCTTTGTTCTGCCATACTGGGATTAACTGGAAGGTTGAGTCGTCTGCGTATTGACCATAGTTAGCCAAGTTACCAACCGTATTCAGTCCTCCATAATATCCGTAAAACCTCCACATAGCTGCTGGTGTTTTATAATAAACTTTATCAACAATAACTCTCTTGCCGCTTACTAAGCCGCTATAAGGCACAGGATCGCCAGTAGCCTTGTCAAGATTATTGTTTGAAGCACTTAAGATAATCGCGCCTAAATCATAGTCTTGAACATCTTGTATTGGAGCGAAAGACCCTGAGTAGATTGTTGTTAGTCCACCAATTCCAACTTGAGTTGAAACGGCATCGCCATACTTCTGATTTAAAGCAAAAGTAACTTTAGGGTATTTTAAGGCGATGTGCGTACCGCTTAGACTGGAAGAAAGTTCTCCCTCCTTTAATTCACCATCGTGATCAAAAGTGCCTGTGGTCATACCAAGAATATCAGAAAGAATGTTCTTGGATTGGTGCATGTTAACAATATAGGAATATTCCAGCACTGCCTCTTCATAAGCAGCATAGACACTTCCTGTGGTCAACTCAATATCTAATACATCTCCACCAAGCTTTTGGTATGTGTAGTTGATCTGGTCTGCTGCACCTGATAAAAAATCTGTTGATGCGTCGTATACACCAATCGGTGTTTGTAAACTTACATCAGATGCTGATCCAGTTCGTGGTAATATAACAGCACTAACTTGGCTGGCTGGAGTTAAAGTGGGTATCGCCATTAATTATAAGTCTCCTCTCATTAAATAGTTGACGGCATAAAGAAAACCCCCGCCAATTGCTTGACGAGGGAATTCTTTTATTCTACGAGTTGATTAATCGTATCAAACGAGATCAACAACGATGACGAGTCCGTACATGTCAGGACGTACCATCTTCTTGCCGTAGCGAGTCATCACACCCTTGCGAGGTACGAAGTCTTCGGTTCCGAAGATAGTAGGAGTGACCTGTAAAGGCACGTAAGGTGCGTAGACGTATCCACTCTCTAAGAAGGATCCACCCTTGCGACCAACGAGGACCACGTTACGGGGGAAGTAAGGATCAACATAAATGTCCCACTTCTTGGAAAGTGCGCCAACCTTAACAGCGCCAACGGTTCCGCGCTCTGCATCAGCAGTCACGGATGCACGGAATCCAGCGGTGAACTCAAGGACGTTAGCAACTTCAGGTCCGACGACGATGAAGTTAGCTCCGCCGCGAAGAGTCTTGCGGTGAATTTGTGCAGACACGTCGTTGATGGTCTCAACGAGAGTCTCGTACCACTCGGAAACAGTACCGGTGAAGTCTGGAGTTGCTGTGGTAGCACCAATCTCCTGTCCAGTAAGTCTGTTTACAAACTTACCAGCGTGACGTGACCAGTAATACTTACCTGCGGTAGCACCCTTAACGAGGTCTTCGAGAATCTCACGATCAATCTCAAGAGCGATCTGCTCAGAGAGAATAGAAGTAAGCTCAACCT